CGGATCACATACACATATATATAGGAAAAACAAAATGACACAATATGTTATTGCAGCCAGTGAATGGCTAAACTTTGGCGGAGTAGTAGAATTCTTCCGCGACCTCAACAGAAAACTTGAAAACAGATCAAGAATCAACGCAACAATCAAAGAACTATCAAAACTGAGTGATCGTGAACTAAACGACATTGGTATCTGCCGTGGCGACATTTGGAGCATTGCACACGATGATGTAAGTTTCAAAAGAGTTGCAGAATCAAACGAGAACTTAAAAGGTTGGGTATAATGACCACACTAGTAATGAAATACACTTTCGCGCCACTACAAGGATTTTGGACAGGCTTTAGTAATTTCTGCGAAGTAGCAGGATATGCAAGAGCAGCATCACACCTTGCTTCACTAGGTTATTACGACGAAGCAAAGAATTGCATGATGCAAATTGAGAAGATTAAGAACAGATAAGTTCTATAAAAGTTGAATAAATAAAGGGGCTGCGGCCCCTTTTTTAATATGATGAGGCTATATAATGTACATACCTAAATTTAATTCTTATTTCATTCATATACCTAAGTGTGGTGGTTCTTCTATAGAGCAATACTTCTTTAATCTAGATGGACTATATCCTAATATGGAAAATGTGTTTGGATCTCTTGGTAGGGAAGTAGGAAGTAAGTATCATTTTGGTAATTATGTACGTGGACTTCAACATTCAGAAACTCAGCATCTGAGTGTATGGGATTGCAGAAGATATCAAGTAAACGATTTTTTAAACTCAAATTATAAGTTTGCTTTTGTAAGAAATCCTTGGCATCGATTTGTATCCTAGGTTCATTGGAAAAGAAAGCATTTGCGCATGACAAATCACTCATTCCAGGATCAAATAGAAATGCAAAAGCGTTTCGCAGATAATAACCTAAGCAACAATCTTAGGCCTCACAACACTCCACAATGGAAATTTGTATTCAATGAAGAAGGTAAGCTTGCCGTTGATGACGTATTCAAATTAGAAGAAATAGATAAAGCTGAAAAGAGACTATCAGAGGTATTCGGGGTAGAAGTAAAATTTCCGCATGTAAATAAAACAGAAAAGAAAAATTACGAAATCGATCAAGGAATAAAAAATCAACTTCTTCCTTTGATCAAAACAGATTTGGAGGTATTCGGATATGAATAAAACTATCTGGATGTACTGGCACGACGGGTTTGAAAACTCACCAGCAATTACTCAAGAATGTTTAAAGAGTTGGAAGAAATGGAATCCTGATTATGAAGTGGTTGAATTGAATAATGAAAATTTAAAAGATTATATTGATTATCCAATCGCCCAACCAAAATCGCTAGCAGCAAGATCTGATATTATAAGAATTAATTTACTTAAAGAGCACGGTGGTATCTGGTCAGATGCTACCGTTTTATGTAATAGGCCGTTGAAGGAATGGCTGCATATGTATGTTAAACAAGGATTCTGGGCCTTCTCAGATCCTACACCAGCCAATATGATATGCAGTTGGTTTCTCGTAGGTGATAAAGATAACCATATAGTTAAAACCTTCTGTGATGAAGTCAATAAATATTGGGACAACGGTAGACAAAAGCCAGATGTGTATCTTTGGTTTCATTGTATATTTGATCATCTATTTCATGTTGATCCGATATTTAAAGATCAATGGGTACTAGCTTCTAAGTATAAAGCTAACTGGCAGCCAATGGCAAAGGATGGAACAAATCCACATTACTTTGCACCTTATATAAAGGAAAGATTAGATAATCTGCCATTTAAAGACATGACGGCTCCTCTTTACAAATTAACAAGAGGCCAGTCTAATATGTTAATGAACAACAAACTGATAAAGGGATTATTGATATGAAGGTTGAAAAGACCTATATTGTGAGAATTGACACCGAGATGTCAAAACGTTACGCAGCAGATACTGCAAAGTCGTGTGACAATCTCGGTATTGAATGGGAATATTATGATGGCTATAACGTAAGAACTGGCCAGCAAGAAATCTATCAATGGCAAAACTTTGCAGAAACTGCAGGAGTTAGAGTTGAAAAAGTAAAACGCATGCAGCCGGGCGCTGCCGGTTGCACTATGAGCCATCTTGCTTTGTGGAAAAAGATTGCTGATAATCATGAATGTGCTGTAATCTTAGAACATGATGCTATAATGCTTCATCCATTGACATTGGATATTCCAGATGGTAAGATTATCCATATGGGTTATAAGTATCCAGACTATGAAAAATATAATGCGAAGGTAGCTGGTCCTCCCAAACGTATTGTTGATATGGCGTTTGCTCCTGGTTCTCATGCCTATGCACTTACTTGGAGAACTGCTCAGAAACTCGTACAAGATTGTGAGATGGAAGGTATTACAGAAGCAATTGATAATCGACACTTTATGCATACAAGAGCAAACTATACAAAGGTTCCTATTGCTATGACTGATCCAATTTGTGCTATGGGATGGCTAAGAGATTCTACTATCTGGGGTAGAAGTGCAATTCATAACAACACTGGTCAAATGTTAGAATCATTCAAGACCAACTTTGCGGCATCGGTAATGCCTCATGATTATAAATAGAAAAAAGCTTTACATGAAAACAAGGTAGACTCATGTCTGACAAGGCAAAAGATAAAAAGAAAAAGGTGAAAGGCTTTAAGGAATTTGATCCTGGCCAATACATCGACGTAGAACCAAGACTAGATGAAGCAAAGAAAGGCACTGCAGTATTTGCATGGGGTCGTATGAATCCTATGACTGCAGGTCACGAGAAACTGGTGCAGAAAGTAATCTCAGTTGCTCGTTCAGAAAAAGGCATGCCTCATATCTTTCTAACACATTCATTTGATAAAAAGAAGAATCCTCTTGCTTATGGCGACAAGATTAGATTTGCGCAGAAAGCATTCGGCCCTGTTGTAAAGAAATCAGATGCTAAAACAATCTTTCAACTTATGAAGCAACTTGAAAGAAACTTCAATAGAGTTGTATTGATTGCCGGATCAGATAGAGTAAAAGAGTTCGAGTCTGTCTTAAGCAAATACAACGGCAAAGAATATAATTTCGATGAGATTAAAGTAGTCTCAGCCGGCGCTAGAGATCCAGATGCAGACGACGTCTCAGGTATCTCAGGTACAAAGATGCGTGAATACGCAGCATCAGATATGAAAAAATTCCAATCAAATTTACCAGCTAAACTCAAAGGCGACGCAGAAGAGATTGCAAAAGCCGTTAGAAAAGGTATGAATATGTCAGAAGATAACGAATCATTTGAAGGCGAACAACTAGACGAAATCCTAAATCGTCAACAACGCCGTAAGCGTGCATTGCTCATGAAACGCATGAAACATAAAATCAAGCGTGGACAAGAGAAAGCAAAGCATAGAACTGCTACTATGGAGACTCTGAAGAAGAGAGCACGTAAACAAGCTATTATGAATCTAAAGCAAAGATTCTCAAAGAATAGAAGATTCGCTGAGTTATCAGCTGGCGAAAAAGAAGTAATCGAAAAGCGCATTGCAAAGATCTCAAAGAAAAGAATTGAGATGATGGCTCGTAAGCTTCTACCTTCTGTAAAGCAAAAAGAAAGAGATCGTCGTAAGTCGATGGTTAAAAAAGAGGATGTAGATCTAAACTCTCGTTTTGAAACATTCATGGAAGATTATTATAAAGGTGTTCCAAAGGATAAGAAAGACGATAGAGCAGCACACTTTAAAAAGTACGCTGAAAAGCCAGGCGACGGAGCAGACAAAGATTCTAACTATAAGGATGCACCGGGCGACATCGGTAAAGATGGTGAAAGAGTCAAAACAAAACTTTCTAAGCATACTAAGAAATATCGTCAGATGTATGGTGAAGATCTAAACGAGTGGGTATGCGGTGTATGTCATGCCGAGCCATGCATGTGTGAAGGTGATGGCTCAGAGCCATTGCATGAAATGTGGGGATCATATGTAACTAAACGTCCTCATATGCTAATGGATAAGAATGGTAAGGTTAAGTTCGACAAACGCTTTAAGATGTATAGACAAAAGCCAGACCTTACAGAAGAGTTGGTAAATCTAGTTGAATCTACAGAAGATTTTGCTCTTGAGCTTAATGAAGATCCTACAGCGTCATTGAAGAAAAAAGCTGAGAAGACAGGAATGCCAATGGGTGTTCTTCGTCAAGTTTACAACCGTGGTGTAGCAGCTTGGAAATCAGGTCATCGTCCTGGTACAACTCCAGAACAATGGGGACATGCTCGTGTTAACTCATTTGTAACTAAGTCATCTGGTACATGGGGCAAGGCTGACTCTGATTTAGCAGCTAAGGTTCGTGGTTCTAAGAAAGAAGAAGTAGAACAAGTTGATGAAGTACTAGATACTCCAAAGGCAATGGATAGTTATAGAAATAAAGCAAAATATAGTAAGGATCGTGCAACTAATTCTGCGGTAGCAAACATTCTTCGCAAAGGCGATCATTCATCAGATCTAAAAACAATGTCTAAGCGTGAAAAAGGTTTGAAGATGGCTGATCGTAATGCTATGAAGAAAACATTTAAAGCTTTACGTGGTGCTAAGACAGAAGATTTTGATTCAGAACATGCTCATCATTCTCAAGGATTGAAAGATGCTCATGCAGATATGTCTCGTGCAAGAACACATGACGATATGATTAAAGCTATGAATAAGAAAGCTCGCCATGAAAGAGCTTTAAGCAAAATGAATCGCATGAAAGAAGAAGTAGAACTAGATGAAGCACCACGTAGAAAAGGCGCTCCTAAAATGTCTGGTGACTCTATTGCTATTCAACGTGCTAAAGATGCTGAACATGCAAAGGCAATGGGAAGGTCAGTAAAAACAGGCCGTAAACTTCCAAAAAGAACTATGACTTCAACTCAAAAGTCTTTAGCTTCAATGAGAGAAAATGTGTCTGAAGAAGAAACTCTAGCAACTAATGCTAATAAAGAGTTGCAAGATCGTGAAAAGAAAGAAAAGATCGTAAAGCGTTCTAAAAGAGATATGAGAAAGAAAGACGATGCTGAGATTGAATCAAAGGCACGTCGTGATGGTGGTCTAGCCGATGTATCAGAAGAAGGTGGCGCAGGCGACCAAGGTACTGATAAATTGGTGAACAAATATAAAAAGGATACACCAAATTGTTAAGATTTACTCAGTATCTTGCTGAAGGTATCAAGCTTAAATTGATCCGAGGCAAAGATCAAGATGTACTTAAGATGTGGGATACGAAGGAAAAGAGCTGGGTCGAGCTGAGAGGTAAACCCGATTTTGAAAGAAAATACGACGCCAAAGATCCGTTACATAAAGCAATTGCTGCTTTGGGGAAGTCTGCTAATATATCTGACTTCGTAAATGGAGATGAGGTAAGTATTAATCCAAACCATCCTGATGGTAAAAAGGCACTAAAAACAATAAAAAGGCTAATGAAGTGATACGTTTCAAAAAATTTATTTCAGAAAAAAAGATTCCACATGCTTTAGATCCTAATAAATCTTTAAAGCATGCTTTTAAAGATCGTGCGGTTGATTGGGATGTTGATGGTGATGTCGATGATCTCGACCGTAAAAAAGTTTCAGACGAAATTACCGGCGCCGAGAAAAAAGATTTAACAAAGGTAGCTCGTAAAAAAAATGCTGCAGAACTTAAACACACTAAAAAAGGTGTAGCATATGAAGAAGCTGATCTTGAAGAAGGATCCGAATCTTGGGAAGCTGGTTATAAGCGCCGTGTTGTAAAAACAACTAAACCTGAACATAAAGAAAAAGGTCATAATTGGAGAATTAAAGGTAAAGATAGACCTGAGATCTCAATTAAGCTTTATAAAGAAAAACCTTCACAGGCTGAGTTTAACAAACAAATGAAACGAGTAGCGGGGCACGAGTTCGGTGGATAAGTTTAAAAAATACACAGAAAATCGTATCGACGCTATTTGCGAAGAATGCGATTTATACGAAGATTTAGAAATCACAGAAGCTGAATTTGATGGTAAAACAGTCAAGCTCAACGATCCTATTCGTACTTCTGAAAACCCTAATAAGAAATTTAAGGTATATGTTAAAAACGATAAAGGGAACATTGTTGTTGTCCGTTTTGGTGATCCTAACTTAGAAATCAAACGGGACGACCCAGCTAGACGTAAAAGTTTTAGAGCAAGACACGGATGTGACAATCCCGGTCCTAAATGGAAAGCTAAGTACTGGTCCTGCTATCAATGGCGTGCTGGCGCTAAAGTCGATAACTAAATAAATATCTAAAAATAACAAAGGGTAAATCCATGAAAAGATTTAAACATTACGTTGAGGAAATCAAACAAGAGGCCATACTTACAGGTGCTGATAATAAGCATCTTGAGAAAAAGCTAGACAAAGTAAGAAATCGTACTCAACAAGCCATGAGCCAGAAGCCTAAGTCAACTATGGAAGAAGTTGAACTTGATGAAGCCGCAACGCCTCAAATGAAAAAGGCAGCTGCAAGTATCGAAGCATATGCAAAGAAAAGCGGTGGCATTGATAAAGCAGACTTTATGAAAGCAGCAAAGATGCTATCATCTGGTAACGCGGGTTCAAACTTCATTAAGTTTGTAGACGATCTTGATACAGAACCACGTGAATGGTTAATCACTAATCTTGCTAAGACTATGGGTAAACAAACAGTTGAAAAAATGTTTAAAGTTAAAATCCGTGAAGAAGTTGAACTTGATGAAGCAAAACTATCTCCACAACAGAGAGATAGATTAGATGATCTTATTCTTATGGTTCACATGACTACTTCCCCTGAGTATTATGGAGAAGAAACGCCAGGTAAGTATCTAAAGGCTATCGAAAAAGAGTTTGGTGCAAAAGTGGCAAAACAAGTTGAAGATGGTATCGAAATTATGCACTGGGGTAGACCCAACCGTTCGAGTGGAAATGATAAGTTGTCTTGGAGAAAAGGTGGCGCCAGAATTACTAAATCTGGAAAAATGAATAAGCAGGATGTTGAAGCCCTCAAGAATAGAATTAAGCGAGACAAAGCATGGGGTGGTATCACTAAAAAAGTAAAGCTTCCTGAAGAAGTTGAACTAAATGAAGCTTCTTTTTCTGCTGATGTTACTTCTGAACCAGGACCTTTAAAAAGATATGTTAACACTGCTTTGAAAAAAGGCTTAAAAACTAAAGTAGTTAGACATGGTGGTGCAACTGAAGTTATTTTAACTGGTGATAGAGATGTTATTACCAAGTTTTTGAAAAGTCAAAGATTTTCTGCTAAAGAAATCGAGCGCGGCTTTGCTAAAATGTCAGAAGCTTACAGACCTCCTACAGCAGCTGAAATCAAAAAAGATAAAGAGCGTGAAAACGCTGGCAAAAAACGTCCAAGTATGGATCATAAATCTGTATCTAATAAGCTGTACGTAAACATGCGTCCTAAGCTTAAAGAAGAAGAAATTGCAGAAGCTATTAAGGCTTATTGCTTAGAAGAAAACATTTCTGCCGACGATTTGGCTGATATGAACGAAGAACAACTTGACGAAATCATCGGTAAAGTTGTAGGTGGCGCTGTTAAGATGGCAGCAAAAGGTGCTTATAGAGCAGCTGTGAATAAGCAAGGTAATTTTAGATTATCTAGCGCAGGCAGAGCAGATAGAGCTGAAAAAAGAGCTGCTGCTATGGAAAAGAAAAATAAAGATCGTGAACGCATTAGAGCAGCTCAAAAGAGATTACAAGTTGCTAAGCAAAAAGCACGACAAAAATAATAAATAAACCATAAGAGCTTATAAGGAGAACAAAAATGGCATCTTGGGGTAAAACTGACAGCGCAGCGGACGCACCAAAGTATTTGGAAGACGATGCGAATAACACAAACAAGTCACACGACAAAGACAACGCAATCTTTGTAGACTTGACAGAGGCAGGCGTAGCAGCTAACCGTGCAAAAGGTATTAAAACACCTGGTTGGAACCTGTATAATACTTACACAACAGCTGACGGCCGTACACGTCACATTGTAGAACCATTGGTAACAATGAAAGTTTCTGCAACTGACGCAGGCGACGCTGGTGTAACAGGTAATACAGCGGTTGAAGATACTATCGTGGCTGACAGCTAATACTTGGTTGATATAGAATGAAATTGACAGAATCAACCTTTCTGTTATTTGCTTCCAAATATTATGACAATCCTCACTGCTCTGATATTATAGAGTTTGAGGAAGATCTGAAAAGATTTCAATATTTGCGCAAACTATTTGGAAGGTATAGACAAGATAATGATTTAAAAGAAAGGTTGATTCTAAACCACTTAATAATCATTTATAATGTGTTTGGACATGAAGCTACTAATATGTTGTTTATGAAGCTTCACGAGTATCATGAATATTTAAAACCATTCGTTGAATATTTAAACTTCATGCCTCGTGAAATTATCTACGACGATATTCGTATTCATAAAGATAATATTAAGAGCGATCAAATAATCAAGGATAAACTCGAAGGAATCTGACCTATGGTCGTTGACTTATTTTTAGTATACCAATTCATACGACGTCTCGCCACTCCATTTGACAAGTGGGACGCGTATAAGGAAGGTATTATTGACGATAAAGGTAAAGTTCTAATTAAAAAGAAAGACTTTACTAATAGCCGCCAGCGTAAAGCTTGGGGGATCTTTGATATTATGATTGCAAATCTTAAGAAGATTCTCGGTAAAGTTCCAGGCGGACAATCTCGTCTTGCCTCATACGCTGCAGCGCTGTTTATAATTAAAGAATACAAAGCATTTACTGATGAGTCTATGCTTACAGAAGATCTTACTGAAGAAGATCTAGAAGAATCATTACTATTATTTAATGACCGATATGTCAATTATATCACAGAAGAAAGCAATGTCAAGGATTTATTGATAGAAAAGCTTAAAAAGTCTGATGATATGGGTACATGGATTAAAGATTTCTATGACTCAGATGCTCCTCAATTCAAAGGCAAATCAAAAGAAAAACGTCGTAAGATGGCGGTGGCTGCAAAGCTAGCTGCTATGGATGAATTGTCGATGTCACTTAAAGATCTTTCAAAAACCGGTCTGAACAAAAAAGCATACGGCACTGATAAAGATAAGCTAAAGAAAGATCTTGAAAGACTTAGAAAAGGTTTGAAGAAAGAAAGTCTTGAAGAAGCTGCAGCACCTCGCTGGAAACGTGCAGGCCCTAACGGCGAGATTCAAGCTACCGTCAATGGTAAGAAATATCAAATTGAAAAATCATTAGATCATAACGAGCGCCATAGAGGCGAGTGGAAAGTTATGGTGTGGGACAAGCGCAGAAGCAGCTGGGAATGGGAAACAACTGAATACGGTAAAGCCAATGCTAAGGCATGGATTATGGATAGATTACAAGAAGAGCCTGCAAACAATGTAAGCTCTGGTAATATTGCAGGTATGGACGGATCTGCATTTTCTAAGGAAGCGCAAAAGCGCTGGACATCACAAAATAAATCATCTAAAAAGAAAAGACTGAGAGATATAATGGGAGATCGTAAATGATTACTTTAGAACAATTCAGTGCTATGATTCCTAAAAATAAAGATCCTGAATCATGGTACGAAGCTGCAACTGAACTATTTGAAGCTTATGAAATTAATACACCAAACCGTATTGCTGGTTTTATGGCACAGTGTGCTCATGAATCACTTGACTTTACTCGGTTGGAAGAAAACCTTAATTATAGCGAAAAGGCATTGAACTCAGTGTTTGGTCGTTACTTTGGCGCGGGGAAAAGAGATGCTAAAGATTATGCAAGGAATCCAGAGAAGATTGCGAACTATGTTTACCAAGATGAATTCAGAAGTAAGCGAGGAGCAATGGGTAATGTTCATGACGGCGATGGGTGGCTCTTCAGGGGCCGCGGAATCAAGCAGCTTACTGGCCGCAACAATTACACAGCGTTTGGCAAAACAGTCGGAATGTCAGCAGAAGAAGCAGCAGAATATGTAGCAACACCTAAAGGTGCTATCGAATCTGCATGTTGGTTCTGGAAAACAAATAAACTTGAAAAATGGGCCGATAATGGTGACAATGTAGGGTTGACAAAAAAGATTAATGGTGGTACTATAGGATTAGATGATAGAAATCGTCGCTGGGAAGAAGCATTGGCTATTCTTGGAGGTGAAGTACCAGCACCGGCACCAAAGGCTGCACCTAAGGCAGCAGGTAGCCGTACACTGCGCAAAGGCATGCAGGGTGATGACGTTAAGCGCATGCAAGAAGTTCTTGGTGTTGCTGCAGATGGAGACTTTGGTTTCGGCACATTGACAGCAGTAAAGAAATGGCAGAAGCTAAATGGTCTTGCAGCAGATGGGATCGTAGGTCCTGCAACACAAGCCAAGATGTTTGGATGAATAAATAGATAAACAAATCACTAAAAAGGAGAGCTACTATGGCTTTGGAAGATATTGTAAAAGCGGCTATGGAAAGAGAGCCACTTAAAATTAAAGAAGCGTTTGAGTCTGAAATGGAAACTCGCATCATGGCTGCTTTGGAAGAAAAGTACAAAACTGCTATGAAAGAAGCAGATGAAGATGAGGATGAAGACGATGACGATGATGAAGACGAAGATGAGGATGAGGACGACGATTAAGTCTCCTTACAAACATTGATGTTTACATCGATTAAAATTGCTATCGTAGTAGTGGTGCTAGCCACCGGCGGTGTTGGATATATGTATGTCCAAAAGTTACAATCAGATTTAGAAACTGCACGCGCAAATGTTGCTAAAATGGAAGTAGCTGTACAAACTGCCGAGGCTAGCATTGCTACTTTAAGAGCAGATCAAGCACAAATGCAACAATTAAATCAGACTCTGCAAGCCGATTTGCAGAAAGCAGAAGCATACGGTGATGATCTTCGTGGTAAACTTCAAAGACATAATTTAACAAACCTAGCTTTAAAAGAGCCAGGTCAACTTGAAGGAAAGATGAATGGCGCTACAGCAAAACTTTGGCGCGAGCTTGAGCAAGAAACTGGCGGCGATGGGTCTGACCCTCTTCCTAGCTGGTTGCGCCCTCGGGAGACCGGAACCGGAGATACAAGTGGTGACGGAAATCCAGAAGACGACGGTGCCGACAGTAGCTCGACCGAAGCCAATCAATCTGACTGATACACGATTATACGTAGTTAATGAAGATAACTTAGAGGATTTCCTCAAAGAGTTTGAAGAAGTTAACGGCAATCGTGCATTTGTAGCATTTAGTGTTAAAGATTATGAGAACTTAGCTTTAAACATAGCTGAGATGAGAAGATATATCCAACAGCAAGGCGAAATAATTGTATACTATGAAGAGGCTGTTACTAAGCCGGAATAAATATTCCAAAGTATACAAGAGGATCCTACGTTGGACGAGTTAAAAACAGACGTCGCGTTAATTAAAAAAGACATTAAAACTATCGAAAGATATTTCGGTAAGTTTGATTCTGCGTTAGAACAAATGGCAGAGATGTCTGAGCGAGTTGCAGTTCAAGGCGAGATGCTTAAGAATTGCCACGACAAGATCGAAGATCTTGAAGAAAGAATAGATATTCACAAACAAGAAGATGTTGCTCGCGCCGCTGTAATGACAGATCGCTTGGAGCAATATCGCATTTCTTCTAAGGAAGATCATCAAAGATTATCTGACCAAAACGCTCTTAACAGGGCCGAACGTAATCGTGAGATTATGGAAGCTCTTGCTAAGCTAAACGGAGCGCTAGATCAAAGAATCAAAGACCAAGAAAACAGAATCAAAACTCTTGAAAACTGGAAATATTACATGATGGGTATAGGCGCAGTTGTAATGTTTATTGCAATGAAAATACAGTGGCCTACACTTTTTGGTTGACATTGTGTTGCACTAGTATATAATTATACTATACGTGAACACTGGATATATTATGGTAGATTTTGTAGACATTCAATATGCTCAAATGTTGTCGGGCCGCCTCGACAACTTTCGAATACGGCATACTTCCCCTTATAAAATTAATTTTAGATGTCCAATTTGTGGTGACTCTCAAAAGTCCCGCTCTAAGGCCCGTGGTTGGCTTCTAGAAAAGGATAACAGGTTCACCTATTATTGCCATAACTGTGGCGCTTCACAGGGCTTCCAGTACTTTCTAAAGTCTATCGATCCACTACTCTATAATGATTATGTGGCTGAGAAGTTTGTAAATAAAGCAAACAATACTATCAAAGATGACGTTACTCAGTTTCAAACTAAAAAGCCAGTCTTTCAGAAAGATCCTCTAAAAAAATTAAAAAAAGTGAGCCAACTCGCTCATAATCACGCGATCGTAAGATATATAAAGAAGAGGGGTATTCCACCTCATCATCATTATCGTCTTTACTATGCACCAAAATTCAAAACTTGGATTAATGAAATTATTCCAAATAAGTTTGAACATGTCGGTAAAGATGAACCCCGTCTGGTGATCCCTTTCTTAGATGAGAAAGGTAAAGTCTTCGGCGTTTCTGCTCGTGGGTTTAATCCTGACGGGATCAGATATATAACTATTATGTTTGATGAAAGGCCAAAGATCTTTGGTCTCGACAAAGTCAATTTTAACGAGCCTTACTATATAGTTGAAGGTGCGATTGACTCTTTCTTTTTGTCTAATGCCATCGCTATGAATGGCGCAGAAGGAAACGGTAATGCTGCAAATGAACGTGCAATATACGTATTTGATGCTGAACCACGTAATAAAGAAATCCATAAACGTATGGATAAAGTGATTAAGAACGGTCATAAGATTTGTATATGGCCAACCGATGTACCTGGCAAGGACATCAATGAAATGTATCTAAACGGTCTTAATGACGTTGAAAAGATTATCGAAGATAATACTTATCAGGGTTTGCAAGCCGAATTGAAGTTTGCCGCATGGCGCAAAGTATAGGAGTATTGAATTTTGCATGCACGACTTATTTCCCATAGCCAACCCGCAGGTCGTATCTACGCAGGAGAACCTGCATTCAAGGGGCTTGATAACATCCAAGACCTCATCGCGTATTGTGCCCGTGTCTCGAATCCATCCAACCAAGCTAACACCAAGACAACGCCAAAGTTACTTGGATATCTCATCAAACACAAACACTGGTCACCATTCGAAATGGCAAGCGCCTGCATCGAAGTCACAACAACTCGAGACATTGCAAGACAACTCCTCCGACACCGATCGTTTTCATTCCAAGAGTTTTCTCAAAGGTATGCTGACATCAACGATCTTAGCGATGATTTTGTTATAAGAGAAGCTCGTCTGCAAGATGAAAAGAATCGTCAGAATAGTATTGAGACAGACGATGCTGCTTTGAAGGCTTGGTGGTATGCGCAACAGAACTTTGTAATTGATCATGTAAAGAGGATCTATAATGAAGCAATCGAAAAAGGAATTGCAAAAGAACAAGCAAGAGCCATTCTTCCGGAGGGTAACACGGTATCTCGTCTCTACGTTAATGGTACTATTCGTTCTTGGATTCATTTCATTGAATTACGTTCAGGCAATGGAACACAAAAAGAACACATGGAGTTAGCTCGAGCAATTGCAGAAGCTATATCCAAAATTTATCCAGAAATAATCAATTTTGTTCAAGAATAACTACATATAGTTAAAAAATACGTAATAAATACTACATGTTGAGAGAGAAGGAAAAAGAAGCATGCTGCAAGTCGTAAAGCGTGACGGGTCAAAAGAAGAATTAAATATCGAAAAACTACACAAGGTTGTCTTTTTTGCTTGTGATGGAATTTCAGGAGTAAGCCCGTCAGAAGTTGAAATCAAAAGTCAAATTCAGTTTTTTAATGGTATGACGACAAAGGAAATTCAAGAAACCTTAATTAAAGCAGCAGCTGACTTAATTTCTGAAGAAACACCAAACTATCAATATGTTGGTGGTCGCTTAGTAAACTATGCACTTCGTAAAGAAGTGTACGATCATTACGAGCCTTGTCACGTAAAAGAACTTGTCGAGCGTAATATTGAGATGGGATTTTACGATCCTGAATTGATTACATATTACGATGATGATGAGTGGGACAAGATTAACGGATTCATCAAGCACCAGCGAGATGAGAATCTTACATACGTTGCTATGGAACAGTTGCGCGGCAAGTACCTTTGTCAAAACAGAGTAACTGGCGAAATTTTTGAAACACCACAAATGTGTTACATTTTGATTGCTGCTACTCTTTTCAATAACTACCCAAAAGAAACCCGTTTGAAATGGGTTAAGGACTATTATGACGCTATCTCTCTTCACGATATCAGCCTTCCTACTCCTGTTATGGCAGGTGTACGTACTCCTCAAAGACAGTTCTCCTCTTGCGTCCTTATCGAAACAGACGATTCCCTTGACAGCATTAATGCTACTTCTAGTAGCATCGTTAAGTACGTATCCCAAAAAGCAGGAATTGGAATCGGGGCTGGTTCAATCCGCGCTATCGGTTCACCTATTAGGAAAGGAGACGCCTATCACACAGGAGTAATTCCTTTCTATAAGCACTTCCAATCCGCAACCAAGTCTTGTTCTCAAGGCGGTGTTCGTGGAGGTGCTGCAACATTGTACTATCCAATCTGGCACTATGAAGTAGAAGATCTTCTTGTATTGAAAAACAATAAAGGTACTGAAGATAATCGTGTTCGACATATGGATTACGGAGTACAGTTTAACAAGCTAATGTACGAGCGTTTGATTACAGGCGGCGAGATTACTTTGTTCTCTCCTGCGGATGTTCCCGGCTTGTATGAAGCCTTCTTTGCAGACCAAGATAAGTTTCGTGAACTATATGAAACTGCTGAGCGCAACACTCGCCTTCGTAAGAAGTCTATTCCTGCTGCTCAACTCTTTTCTATGTTTATGGAAGAACGTAAAAACACAGGTCGTATCTATTTACAAAACGTGGATAACGCAAACGATCATGGATCATTTATTCCAGAAGTTGCACCTATTCGCCAATCGAATCTTTGTGCTGAGATCGACTTGCCAACTAAACCATTGAATGATATCAATGATCCGGACGGTGAGATTAGTCTATGTACATTGTCTGCAATTAACTGGGGTAACGTAAAATCTCCAGAAGATTTTGAAAAAGCATGTACACTTGCTGTCCGCGGTCTAGATGCTTTGCTTTCATATCAAAACTATCCAATCCTAGCTGCTCAGTTGTCTACTGAAAAACGCCGTCCTATTGGTGTTGGTATTATTAACTTTGCTTATTGGATGGCCAAGCATGATCTATCCTATCAAGACATCACTCCAGAGGGGCTAGAATTGGTCGATGAGTACGCTGAGGCATGGTCATACTATTTAATTAAGGCTTCTGCTGATTTAGCTGTTGACATGGGATCTATTCCTGGTATTATGGAAACTAAGTATGGACATGGAATCACTCCTAACCAAACTTATAAGAAAGATCTTGACGAACTTGTTAAGCATAAAGAACGCATGGATTGGAAAGGATTACGTAAACAGCTCAAAAATACAGGTATTCGTAACTCTACACTTATGGCTCTTATGCCTTCGGAAACATCTGCTCAGGTGGCAAATGCAACAAACGGTATTGAACCGCCTCGTAGTTTGATTTCTGTAAAACAATCTAAGCATGGTGTATTGAAGCAAGTTGTGCCTCAGTACTTCCACTTTAAAAATAAGTATGATCTACTATGGGATCAAAAATCTCCTCAAGGTTATCTAAAGATTATGGCAGTATTACAAAAGTATATCGATCAAGGTATCTCTGTCAATACTAGTTACAATCCGCAGTTCTTTGAAGATGAAAAGATTCCAATGAGTGTTCTTCTACAAGACCTACTTATGTTCTATAAGTATGGTGGAAAGCAACTCTACTACTTTAACACCTATGATGGCCAAGGTGAGATTGACGTTGACAAGATGACTGAAGAAGCTTTGCCACAAGGTGAACTAGACGACGCAAACTGCGAAAGCTGCACTATTTAACAATTAGATATAAAGGAATTCAAATGAGCGTTTTTGACGTACAAAACCGTGTTGACCATACATCTGTCGCATCTTTTCTAGATCCCAGCGGTGGCCCAACGATTCAACGTTATGACACTTTGAAGTATAAACAGTTTGATCAGTTGACTGACAAACAACTAGGATTCTTTTGGCGCCCTGAAGAAGTAGACATCTATCAGGATGCTAAGGATTTTAAAGCACTTACATCACACGAGCAACACATCTTTACTTCAAACTTGAAGCGTCAAATTTTGCTCGATTCTGTACAAGGCCGTGCTCCGGCTGAAAGCTTTGGTAGTATTGTTTCATTACCTGAGCTTGAGAACTGGATCATTACTTGGACATTCTCTGAAACAATTCATAGCCGTTCATACACTCATATTATTCGCAATGTATATTCTAACCCATCTAAAATCTTTGATGAGATGCTAGACATTCAAGAAATTATCGATTGTGCTGACGATATTTCTAAACACTACGACGATCTCATTCAGATGGCGGGGTGGTATAATCTTCTTGGTGAAGGTACCTTTGAATTGAATCAAAAGGGTATGAAAGAAGGTACTGAAGTTAAGGTTGATTTGTATGAACTTAAGAAAAAGCTTTGGCTAACTCTTATGAGTGTTAACATTCTAGAAGGAGTACGATTCTATGTCTCTTTTGCTTGCTCTTGGGCTTTTGCGGAACTTAAGAAAATGGAAGGAAACGCGAAGATTATCAAATTGATTGCTCGCGACGAGAATCTACACCTTGCATCTACTCAAATGATGCTGAAACTTCTTCGTAAAGAAGATCCAGATTTTGAAAAGATTGCCAAAGAAACAGAACAAGAATGTATTCAAATGTTTATCGATGCAGTAGATCAAGAAAAAGCTTGGGCAGAATACTTGTTTAAAGATGGATCAATGATTGGATTGAATACAGAACTTCTAAGTCAATATATTGAATTTATCGCGTCAAAGCGAATGACAAACGTAAAACTAGAGTCTCCATATGGTAAGCCTCAAAATCCGTTGCCGTGGACTCAAAAATGGATTTCAGGAGCAGAGGTACAGGTTGCACCTCAAGAAACTGAAATTACTAGTTATGTACAAGGTGGAACTAAACAGGACGTATCAACAGACACATTTAAAGGATTCAGCTTATGATTTACATATGGGGAAAGCCAGGATGTCCTAGCTGCGAAAAGGCAAAATACACACTAGATACACATAACATCAAATATGAATATCGCCAACTTGGTGTAGATTTTGAACGTGAAGATGTTATTGCAGAGTTTCCAGAAGCTCGTACATTTCCGCAAATTGTTATCAACGGTCAAAAGATTGGTGGCTATGAACAAATGGTGAAATATATCGAGGATACTGGATATACAGGAACTGGATATTCATTATAAATACTTAAAAACAATTAAGAGTATTTGTAATGGACCGCGACCTACTACATTATTTTGAGCAGACTATTGGTGACTTCAAAGAAGATGGTCGCTATCGTGTATTTAACGATATTATAAGAGAAAGGGGGCAGTTTCCAAAAGCCATTTGGTATGGGAAATATGCCCCTAAAAACATTGTGAACTGGTGTTCTAATGACTATCTTGGCATGGGCCAAAATGAATACGTCATTAGTGCAATGCATACAGCATTAGATCAAACCGGCGCTGGTTCTGGTGGCACTCGTAACATTGGTGGTACATCTCAGTATCATGTTACACTTGAAAGAGAGCTTGCAACATTACATAATAAAGAAGCAGCTCTCTTGTTTTCTTCGGCATATGTAGCCAACGAATGGGCCCTTGTTGCTCTGAGTAGAATAATTCCAAACATTTGTTTTATCTCTGATAATAAAAATCATGCTTCTATTATTATGGGAGTGAAACACAGCAGAGCTGACAAGATTATCTTTCCACACAATGATATGGATGAGCTTGAGTTAGCTTTGCAAACCGCAACAATGTCTAATCAGACACCCGTTATTGTTTTTGAATCAGTTTATAGTATGGATGGAGACGTAGCACCAATTGAAGATATTTGCGATCTTGCAGACAAGTATGGCGCAATCACTTATATAGATGAAGTACATGCAGTAGGAATGTATGGCGATACGGGAGCAGGATACTGCGAATGGTTAGGCGTACAACATAGGATTGATATAATCAATGGAACATTGGGAAAAGCCTTTGGGGTTCAAGGTGGTTATATTGCTGGCAATAGTGCTGTTATTGACGCTATTCGGTCCGTGGCTTCTGGGTTCATCTTTACAACAAGTATCTCGCCCGTCCTCTGCGCAGGAGCAATCGCCGCCATCAAGTATCTCCGTGACGCTACCGGATTAAGAAAACAGCACCAGAAAAAGGCGGAACAATTAAAATATATGTTAGGAGCTGCTGAGATTCCAGTTCATCAAAATGCTTGCACCCATATTGTACCAGTGATGGTAAATGATGCATTTAGATGTAAGAAGGCAAGTGATAAGCTTTTAAATGAATATGGAATCTATATCCAGCCAATTAACTCTCCAACTGTAGATGTTGGAGCAGAAAGATTAAGAATTGCACCAACTCCTTTCCACACTGATGTGATGATGGTTGAGTTGGTAACAGCACTGAAAGATGTATTGCATGTGGGTCACAAGAAATAAAGAAGGTGATCTTATAAGCATGTCACCGCGTAAAGAAGAAGCGATTAATATGGCTGAAAGAAAACATAGTCGCGATGAATATATAATAGAAGAAGCGTTAGATCAGATTGAGTTGTTTCAAATCTATCGTTCTTATTATAAAACGAGGTCAGTATGAATCAACTTGAAGCCGCGTTTTTCGGCAAAACATTATGGAAGAAAGAGAGTAAAATGACTAAAATCAAAAAGGCTTTTTGGTTTGCCCTTGGGATTATCTGCTTAGGTATAGCTTATCTTGGAGTAATCTTACCAGGTATTCCTTGGAGTACACCAATTCTTGGTGCAGCATTCTGCTTTGCTAAGTCAAGTGAAAAGTTTCATAACTGGATTATGAATCACAAATTATTCGGGCCATTCATTCGTGAGTGGCAGCAATATAAAGTATATCCACAAAAAGGTAAGTACATTATGATGGCAGTCATGTCAACATCACTTGCTGTTATGTGGTTTGGAACAGGTAATCCTATGGCAACATTATACTTGTTTATTTTGTTTGCTTTGATTGTCACTTGGGCATGGAGATTTCCAGGCTCGAAAGAAGAAGCACAGCGTCGTATTGATGCGGGAGAGAAACTTGGCTGGTTAAAGTAATGCATTGGACTCTAGATACACATAAGAACATGTACCCAAACAATTTCAATGATGGGATGAATCGTTGGGTAGTTGAAAATCTTAAACCGACAACGGTTTTAGAATTTGGCTGTGGAATTGGTTGGTATTGCGAGTTCTTTGCTAATCATGGAGTCCAAACAGTACATGGCATCGAACCGGCTCCTATGGATCCTGAGAAGTTTTCACATGAAAATGCTACTCAGTTTACTTGGGATGCTACAGTAGATCCCGAACCAGAAGGTATCCTGCCAGAGTATGACATGATTTTTTCTGTAGAAGTAATGGAACATGTCGCTCGTCAGTATCATACAAAGATTATCGATTGGATGCATTCTAAAAATCCTCGCGTAGTGGTTTTCTCGGCAGCAACACCAGGCCAAGGTGGTCACGGTCATATTGCTGAGAGACCACAGGCCGAGTGGGTAGGAGAATGGACCAGCAGAGGATATGCTGTAGATACTGAGCTTACGAAACAAATTAAGGCTTCTTGCAATAGAAGAAATATTAATCACGTTAAGAATTTACACGTGTACAAACCGATAAATAAGGAAGAACATAAGGATTGGTGTGCTAGCTTAAATACACTACTTACAAGCAATCCACCAAAACCTGCACCGTGTAATTGTAGATAAATAAAGATAATAACGCCCCTCAGGCCACGTATATCAGCTCTAACCGAGGGGTCACTTTTCACAATGATTTTGATGACGGAGACATTATGGCAAAACGAATTCTTATCACCGGTGGCGGCGGTTTCATTGCGCACCACTTAATTAATCAAGTACTTATCCGAACAGATTGGGAAGTTGTAACACTAGATCGTCTAGATTATAGTGGCAACTTAAATCGTTTGCATGATCTATTGTTAGATCGTACACCAGCTGAGCGCAAACGAGTTCGTACAATTTACCACGATTTAAAAGCAGAAATCAACCCAATGCTCGAAGCAGACATTGGTCCTGTTGATATCGTTGCACACCTTGCAGCAGGTTCTCACGTAGATCGTTCTATTGAACGTCCTATGGAATTTGTAATGGATAACGTCGTTGGTACATGTAATATTCTAGACTATGCTCGTCGTCAGGATAACCTAGAACGATTCTTATATTTCTCAACTGATGAAGTATTCGGCCCTGCCCCTGAAGGTGTTAAGTATGATGAGTATGATCGTTATAACTCAACAAACCCATACTCAGCATCTAAAGCAGGTGGTGAGGAACTCGCCGTAGCATATCAGAACACTTATAATATGCCAATCTATATTACGCATACTATGAACGTGTTCGGTCAACGTCAACATCCAGAAAAGTTTATTCCTCTATGTATTCGTAGAGCTCGTGATGGTGACACAATTACAATTCACTCTGATGCTACTAAAACAATTCCAGGCAGCCGTCACTATATCCATGCTGAAGATGTAGCTGATGCAACACTATTCCTACTTGAAAACGACCGCACACTGGATATGACAAACAACTCTGGAATCAAATGTCCTAAGTTCAATATTTGTGGTGCAACTGAATTGAATAACCTTGAACTTGCTCAAATGATTGCAGATGCTCAAGGAAAGGAACTCAAGTATGAATTTATGGATTTCCATAGCAGCCGTCCTGGTCATGATCTTCGTTACGCTCTCTCAGGTGAACGTATGGCAAATATGGGATGGACTCCACAACCAGTTGCCGATCGCATTGCAGAAGTAGTACATTGGACTCTAGATAATACAAGGTGGTTAGACATATGAGCTTTTTACAAATTATTGATAAGGAATACGATGATGCATGCAACACGTTTTCCGATATTAACGAGCACTTGCCAATTCTATATGAGCTAGGAATGGAGTGCGACAGCATTACAGAAATGGGTACTCGTCGTGGCGCGAGTACTCGTGCTTTCTTGAGAACAAACGCGAATAAGATTAGAGCATATGATGTACGTATGTTTGACCATGTAGAAAATCTATTTGTGCATGCAAGAGAAGCTGGTAAGGACGCACAGTATATTAAAGCTAATGTGCTTGATATTGAGATCGACGAATGCGATCTATTGTTTATCGATACTTGGCATGCTAATCATCAGCTTACTCAAGAGCTTAAACTTCATGGAAACAAGGCTCGTAAGTATCTTGTATTTCATGATACTCATACGTACGCAGTACGAGACGAAAAAGAAGATTGGCAACATTACAGAGATAAGCACTCAATTCCAGGTGAAGGATTGCTTCCTGCCATCATTAACTTCCTGATTGCAAACCGCCATTGGCGATATAAAGAAATCAGAACAAATAACAATGGACTAAGTATTTTAGAGAGAGTTGGATAATGCCTCAGATTGTAGATTGTTTTCCATTTTTTGCACCTTATAACGAAGAGATGCTCTATCTTAGAGTGAATCTTCTTAAGGATGTTGTTGATAAGTTTATTATTGTAGAGTCTAATAAAACTCATAGTGGTCAGCCTGTTGAAAGGAAATTCATGGAGATTGCTCGTAAGCAAGGTCTACCAATGGAAAAGATTATCTATGTAGAACATGATATTCCAGAAACTGATGATATCGAAGTTCTTAAACTAGACAGAAGAAATGCTGGTGAGAACGCAAAGAATGACGATTCTGTATATGCTCGCGCAAGAGAACGCCTACAGAAAGATGCTGTTATGTCAGTAATGGATCAGTTTAATAACGACGACATTTTCATTTATGGCGACTGCGACGAGATCATTAAACCTGAGAATGTAAAGTGGGTTGCAAGAATGGCTCGAGCAAATCCTCAGGTTCTAATTAAGATTCCTCTTGCTTATTTGCAAGGTCGTGCTGATCTACGCATACATTATAAGAAAGAAAAAGGTCCAGTTGTTTGGTGGAAAGCTATGTTCTTTGCACGTAAAGATGTAATTATGAAGTGGACAGTTAATCGTCTGCGCTGTGGTGCAGTTGAACTTCCAACAAGATGGCCTACACATGCTAACGTTGTTATTCAAGACATGGGTTGGCACTTTGCTTGGATGGGAAATGACAAACAAAGAACAATTAAAGCGCACTCGTTTGCTCATGCACACGATAAATTTGCATGGATGGAACAGCAGGGCTTCAGCGGATTTGAAACATATGAGGCTCAAAGAGTTGCTGAAGAAGAAACGGCTCCTGATGGTAACGAGAATCATGTTCTTAAAAGACACCCTGTTGCAGATCTTCCCAAACTTATCTTTCAGGAGAAGTGGCTAAAAGATTTCTTCTTACCAGAAGAAGATATTAATGGTGAATATTCTTTTAATAAGTGTAGATGTTTTTGGTGTACAAAGCTAGATTTCCCGTTACTATATAATCTAGATGGAAAACAATACTGGTTTGAAGTACCTCGTAGCTGCTCTGTAACTATTAAGGAAAGCTTCCCAGATCGTAAGCAAGTGTTTAGAGATGATGATGAGTACGATGAAGCAGGTGTGCCAATTATGATATGGACAGATCCAGTAGATCGATTCATCTCGTGCATTAATGCTTATGTGACACCAAAACAACGTTATTATGCTTATGGTCAAGATGTATTCTCATCTCTAGGATATAAGCTAGAAGAACTGGAAATAGAAGAAAAAGTAGATCTATTCTTTAAGAATCTGAGTAAGATAACATCTCAGCATCAGGTTCACCACTTCCATCCTCAGTGCCAATTTGTCGACACTAAACGTTTTAAGAAGATTGAAGTTGTTAAACGAGAAGAAGTAAATGATCGTTTTGGAATCAACGAAGTCATGAACGAGACAGTAAAAGAAATCACTCGTGAAACCTTCTCAAAAGAACAAATCGAATTTATAAAACGCATATATAAATCTGATTACGAATTCTTTGAGAAGTACCGTGGCAAAAAGAAGAGTTGAACAAGGACTGCTTTATCTTAAAGCAGATGTAGAAAAACTAAGAAGGGAGAAGGCCGAACTCTATGAAGAGAACAACGGCCTTCGCCAAGACAATATGATGCTAAAGGATGCGTTAAGCGCAATCGTAGAAGATGAAACTTTATGGTCTCAAGAAGCAATTCAAGGAGGATTGGTTTGGAGATTGAAAAATGTTTTGCAACAAATTGCAAATTAATTGAAAAAAAGGGTTGACATTCACTGGTAAAAGTACTATATTAATAGTATAACAATGAGGCAGTACAATGAAAAACCTAATCTCCGCAATCCTAACAGGATCTCTAATCCTAGGTAGTATCACAGTAGCATTCGCTGAAGTAGAAAAAAGAGCATCAGCAGAAGAGTTACGCTGTTTAGCACTTAACATCTATTATGAAGCACGTGGTAGCAATCTTGCAGATAAAGCAGGTGTAGCAGACGTGGTTCTAAACCGAGTAAAAGATACTCGCTACCCAAACACAATCTGTGAAGTTGTACAACAAGGAAAACAAAAACCATCTTGGAAAGATCCAAGTAAGATGGTAATGATTCGTAACATGTGCCAATTCTCTTGGTACTGTGACGGAAAAGCCGACAATCCTCAAGACGAAGATCGTTGGCAAGAAGCTCAACTTATTGCTTTCAATATGCTTGAGTATAACAAGTTTCGTGGTATTACCGAAGGTGCAACACACTACCACGCTACTTATGTCAAACCAAACTGGGCCAAAGATCTACAGCAAGTGGGTCGTCTTGGCGCTCACATTTTCTATCGCTGGGAGTAATATGTACCTCGTAAAAGCTTGGGATAAAGATAACAATCTTGTAGCAGAATATTATTTCGATAAACAAAAGGATGCTCTTTCTTTTCATGATGGCATGATAGAGGAGGGGTACTCCGTAGCATTGGAGACTTGTAATGTCAAATGAAAGATACGTAGTTGTAACCGCAGTAAGTCAATTCAGGCAGAGATATGCAATTCCTGTAAGCGCTTTGCAAGGCATGTCTCCCGATGTAAAGCTTGATGATAAAACATTGATTAAATACGCAAATGACTCCGTAACGTGCGAAGAAGTAAATGAATTTTCTCAGAGTTGGATGGGTGAGCAAATTGTTGATACTTTCATTCTAGATGAGCCTCGTGTTCTTCAGTTGTTCGATCGTGATAACGACTATCTCAAAGAATGGACAAAAGAGAAGAAACTCGAACATATCCACGAGTGGGAAGACAAAAAAGATTCTGCTGGTATCTCTTCTCCGTTCCCTATTGAGTTTGATAAATGAAATTACAAATAGCGGGATACGGCTTTGTAGGTATGGCACATGCTCTTGCTCTTGAAGGCGGAGATGTAAAAACTTATATCTACGATCCTGATAAAGGATATGGAAATTGGCGTAAAGACATGGATGCCATCATCGTATGCGTTAGTACACCAATGGATACAGATGGATCTTGTGACATGTCGAATGTGTATTCTATCATAGAAGACGTACCTCCTGATGTGCCTATTCTAATTAAGTCCACGATCTCTCTAGAAGGCTGGAGATTAATGAAAAGGGCTTATCCTAAGGCAAAGCTTACCTTTTCACCAGAGTTTCTTAGAGCCGAGCATGCAATGGAAGATTTTAAGAAACAAGAGTTTACCTATATTGGCGGTGGCGACACTGCATTCTGGGCTGGTATTCTCAGTATGAGACTTGGTACAACTGTAGTCACTCATGATCCCGAAGTTTTAATTTTGACTAAATACTTTAGGAATAGCTTCCTTGCGGCGAAGGTTGCTTTCTTTAATCAAATGTATGACGTGTGCGAAGCTACTGGTGTTGACGCAAATGAAGTGTTGACATATACGGCTTTAGATGATAGAATAGGTACAAGTCATACAAAAGTGACAAAAGAAAGAGGATACGGAGGTCATTGCTTTCCAAAAGATGTATCTGCAATACTAAAAACTGTAGAACAACTTGGTGGCGATCTATCTATTCTCCAAGAAGTTCAAAACTATAATAAAGATGTGAGAGGAAGAAAATGAAAGTCGGATTTACATGCAGTGCATTCGACCTTTTGCATGCTGGGCATATTCAAATGTTGCGTGAAGCAAAAGAACAATGTGACTATTTGATTTGTGGTTTACAAATTAACCCAGCCTTAGATCGCAAAGAAAAGAATGCACCTATTCAAACAGTGGTTGAACGCTATACTCAACTTAAAGCAGTATCTTACGTTGATGAGATCATTCCTTATTTGACAGAAGATGATTTATGTGATATATTAGCTATGTATCATAT